GGTAAAGACATTGATAGCGGAAAAGTAAACAAAGATGGTGTGTTTTACAAAGCTCTTAAAGCCGTAAAAGATGCACACCCTAAACCAGAATAAATCATGCCTAGCGATCTTCAAGTAGACAACATTAAAGACGGATCAGCGACTAAGACTTTAGCAGAATATTCTTCTAGTGCTTGGAGTTGGGGTGCAGGAGTTCCCCAAGGAACAATTCTTCAAGTACAAAGTTGTGTCAAATCCGATACACAATCATACACCGCTACAAGTTTTGGTACACTCGCAGGAACAGACCAAAATGGAAGTGGTTCAGCGTGGTGTGTAAAGATTACCCCAACAGCGACCTCTAGTAAAGTTCTTGTTATTATAGATATTCATGCTTCATGTAGTGCAGATAATAATAAATCTAGTATGTTTGGAATGTTTAGAGATTCAACAAATATATATGGTGGTACTATACCTGGCAATCAATCAAAAGGATTTGCAGAGGTTAGACATGAAACTAATACAGCAACATATTATCATTTAGAGTCATATCATTCTACTTTTTTGGATTCACCTAGTTCTACAAGTGAATTGACTTATTCATGTCAAGCATCATGCCACTACAATAGTCCTACGTTATACATTAACGCTTCTGGTTATGATATAAACGATAATCCTAATATTGCACGTAATGTACGAGCTGCATCAACAATTACAGTAATGGAGATAGCAGGATGAGACATAAAGCTATTTATATCACTCATCCAACTGTTGTTTCAATAGATGATGGTTTGGGAGCATTTGATAAAAATGGTAATTCTGTAGATATTAATGAAGCAAAAGTAGCGGAAGAGATTAAACGACTAGAAGCTGAATACAACTCTAAGCAATACCAACGTGACCGAGCAGTAGCATACGACCCAATCCCAGAACAGCTAGACCAGATTTACCATGATATAGATGGGTGGAAAGCTAAAATTAAAGCAGTAAAAGACAAATTTCCAAAGCCGAGTGAATAATGACCAGAGCAAGAGAAGCAGCGAACTGGATAGCGACTGGAGTAACTAGCACAGAGCTTGACAAGCTGGACGGGTTCACCGGGACCGTTGACGACCTCAACTACGCCAAGGACCTACGGGCTACTGGGGTTACAGCTACTGAGTTCGATAAACTAGACGGGTTTACTGGAACCGTTGACGACCTCAACTATGCAAAAGATTTAAACGCGACAGGGGTCACTACTACAGAGTTTGACAAGCTAGATGGGCTGACAGCATCTACAGCCGAACTCAATTACGTTGACGGGGTAACCTCTGCGGTTCAGACACAAATCAACAAGTTAGACTCACAGACAAGTCCTCACATAATACCCGGTGTCTTGTATCCTGCCGTAGGTGGAAATGATATTCATGGGACTGACATAGATACAAGTCACGGCAGTACCTACACTTATGGGACAGCGCACACAGACGGGCGGAAATACTATTATACCGACATCAAAGGGAGCCGTCCGATCCACGATCCTAGAGTCGGCTCACACTTCGGTTCTCAACGGCACAAGATTAAATCACTACAGTTACTTGAGCAGGAAACTGCTACTCAGGGTAATAATGTTTATTCTTTAGACGGAAGAAATTGGTTGAGATTAAATTCTCATAACAATGCGATACTTGATTTCAATAGAGCAGATGGGAGATGTGTAGGAACTGGTGCTAGTGGAGGAGTTAATTCCTACTTTGAGATTGTAGGTTATTTTTCTGATATGAACCTCGTAGGTTTTTCCCAAAGTTCAGATCGAGGATTTAATGTAAAAGTAGATGGAGGCACTGCAACTGCTGAAAACAATTCGCTTCAACCTTCTATAAATTCACCATTAGGAACAGAAAGTGCTGGCAGGTATGTTGATGCAGGAGCAGTAGTTAATTTAAGTTTAAATCAGACATTGGGAATCCATACAGTAAGAGTTACACCACACGCTTCAGGTGACTATGTAATCTTATACGGCATCGAACTAATTGCCCAAGACAAGTTTACTGATGCTACCTGTGATTATAATAATGACCCAACCATAACTATGGACAGCACAGCTAAACTGTCTGTGGGGTTGTCTGTGTCTGGAACAGGGATACCATCAGGGGCTACAGTTTCTTCTATTACAAACTCGACAACATTTGAACTTAGTGCATCTACTACTGGTGGGTCAGTGACTAATGGTACGTTAACTTTTGGTGGAACTGAAATATCAATCCCAGCACAAGATGTTGTTAGTTATGGTAAGAAGAACTCTCTAACCCATGTCTCCCATCACTATGATCCTTTTAATGGGTTTACTTCTGGTTCTTCTGTTACATCCTATATCGATACAGCAACTTCGTTAGGTGTGGAAAAGTGGAAGAATAGTTCAACGTACTATCGTCCTTACAATGGTGGAAGAGTTGTCAAATGGGTGGATAGTAGTGGAGTGATTAAAACTTCTGTTACTTTGATGCCACCTAATGCAAAAAGTATTGCTGATTCAGCATCACTTACTAATGGGACTGCAAAAGCAAATGCTAGTATAGCAAACAATACTTTTTACCCCACTTTTGAAGCACACACTACAGACGTAAACGAAGATAATCTGCATGAAGTAGCCAAGAGATATTTTTGGCCAGAGTTTGGTAATGGTGCAGCTAATGAAGGGTCAACCACAAGTGGGTCATACCAAGATGCAAGCATGTTGGCAAGTAACGCAGCAGATGATATTGCTTATGTAATGGATGACGGCTTAACAAGTTTATCAGGAACATTAACTTATGATTATGCAACTACTACAGAGGACCTATTCCCTTCAGCTACAGGTAAACACCTTTATGTGACTTTCATTGGAACTGGGATATCATACTACGACGAGTCAGATGAAGTTTGGGAAACCGCAGTTCAGAATTTACCTTACGGAACTCATTACATGAGTTTTGAAAGGGACGGCACTACTGAAAATAGCCCAGTAGTTATTGATGGTGTTCAAATAAAAACTGAATGGCTTAGATTTAAAGAATTCGCTTTCCACCAACCTAAGAAACCACCAATCCCTGAAGATGCTGTAGTCCTTGCAGACTATATGCTGATGGCAGATTGGGTTGCTTCAACTGGGGATCAATACACAATATCAAAAGGTGCGAGGTATCAATCGTGTAGTAGGGATATGTTTTACGATGAAGACACAAACATGTCTCTTGTATTTTCTCAGGGGGTAGGAGACACGTTAGGGTTTAAAATTTATGGTAACGCAGATATTACTTCTGGCACAGCAACAATTAAACTTCCTTATTTTGGGACTCATTTTTCTACAAAATTTTACGCTTCAAACGATGGAACTGTAACCTCTGGTTCAGATGGAGCGCAAAGTGTTACTTCTAGTGACCAAGGTAGTGGCTATAGTGGCAGACAGAATCATACTTATGCGACTCTTGGTGCAAATATTTTTAAGTCTGCAGTTACTAGCGGTTATTGGCATTTTAATGATATGGAAGTCCACACCCCAATCCACACCTCCCACCACTACCAAACCTTTGAAACCCCATTCCTTCATGAGCTAGTTGGTGGTGACAGGAACATGGAACAGAACAATTTAGTTGTGTCTCCAGATGGAAAAACTTGGGATGAGGTAACTAGGAATAAAGACTATCTTGGAAGTAATTTAGTTTTAAGTGCCACCACTGACACAAACACTGATTGGGCTACAACTGTTGTGCTTGATGATTGGAGGGGAGTAATTAGAAATAAGGCTCTGTTTAATAAAGATTCTTGGGCTATTGCGTATGATCGATTAATTTGTCTTAAAGATGGGAAGTATGAAATGCAATTTGCTGGATCTTTTAACAATCATCATGAGGTAAAAGTAAATGGAGATGGAGCAGGATCAATAATAAGTTCAGACGGAACACACTCTGGGGTTACATTAATTTGCGATCTAAAAAGAGGTGATTATATCCAATTAGTAGGAGATTTTGGTCATTCTAGTAGTCAAAGATATGCTCATTTTTACATAAAAAAAATAAACTAATGTTTATCGCAACTAAAGGAACAAAAGTAATTGCTATTCATGAAGTTGAATGGCAATGTAGAAGAAAAGCAAAGGGAATTTCCAAACCTGAGTATTGGAAATGGTTAGAATCGGTTACTTCTGAAGACGAAAACGGAGTTAAAACCTACGACTTTTCTGGTGAAGATTATGAGATTGTAGAAACAGATGCACCACTTAGTTATCAAGACGAAAAAGGCAACACCATTACTTTTAATCAGAGTGGTCATATAGTCTCAGATTTAGAAGGCACTCATTACCACCTTAAATGGGACGGATCTGCAATCGTAAAAGACGATGATGTACTCACCGCATATCAAACCGCAGAAAAATGGAAAAGAATCCGTAATGATCGTAATCGGAGGTTAGCAGAAACGGACTACCTGGCTCTATCAGATCAAACCTTAACTGCCGGGATGAAAACATACAGAAAAAAACTAAGAGATGTCCCCAAAGACAATAGTGATCCAGATAACATTACTTGGCCTTCTAAGCCTTAGTTACGGATGCACAAAAGAAAAGATAATACAAGTTCGACCAAAGTATTCTGGTGACCACACGACCGCACAGATAAGGGGCATGTGGCATGTTTGTTACCAGACGCGTGTTAGGAACATGCCTCATTTGCCACACATAATTCACTGGGAACACTGCGACTGTTTAATCGATAAAAGCCGAGAGAATTTTTCATCTAAGGATTACGATCAAATGGGCTCGGATAACTTAACCATGTTCTTTAAAAAAGCTTCACTAATTTGTGACCAAGACTCAGTAGCAGCACCTGATCCAGCTTCTGTATGAACCCGGCAGATCAACAATATTTTTATGGACATACAATGCCAGTAGAAACAACTTCAATGTTAGACACGGTGATACACCTTGTGGAAAGACTAGGTGTGAGTATCGCAGTCGTGATAATGGCGTTTTACTATATTATGTTCTTGACCAAACAGGCGAAGGAAGAGAGGGAGGCCTGGCAAAAACGCGATGAAGAGTCAGACGGGAGGTTAATGAAACTGGTTGAGTCGTCTAGCGACGCACTTATCCATGTTAAAAACGCCTTAGACCAAAACACCCAGGCGATGAGGGAACTACTTTATAGGAAAGGTTAATGGAGACAATTACAGAAAAGACAACGGTTAAAGACAAACCACAAAAAACTAAACCTGTTAAACCGGCTTACACGGTTACAGAAAAGATCGTTTTACGGCGTGCGTCATTTAGGTTTTTATTGGCAATACTAATCTTAAGTATTTACGCCTTTACGATCTATAGCTTGATGTACACATCACCAACCCTAGACCCTAGTATGAACACACTTTTGGTCAGCACAATAGGCGCCTTAACGGTGTTAATTTCGCAGATCGGATCCTTTATGTACGGGGACCCAAAGAGCGATACTAGCGACGGGAACGGTGATAATAAAAACGGTGAATCTGAACCAAAAAAGGATGAACCATTAACCAATTAATAAAGGGAAAAACATGCTAGTAGGAATGTTAATGAACGCGCTACAGGGGCTTGTAGCAGACCAGGCTCAAAGTCTAATGAAAGAGCACGTGCTTGGAAAGATAGAAGAGCACCTAACTGATGATGCAAAAAAAGAACTGGACGAACATATTGACCAGATGACCGATAATGGTTTTAAGTCCATGAAGGACATGTTTAGTTAATTAATTAATTAATAGGAGTAAATTATGGCTGACGCAGCGAGTGTAACCTTAAGTGCAACCGTTCTCCCTGACGAGATTGCCAAAACAATATCGGGGAGTATGACGGTTACTCCTGCCGATGCTAACGACAAGTGGTACTATAAGTTGACTGCTGTTAGTACCGCTTCTACGGACTTAATGGCAGGTTATTTTACTGACTACACAGGGGTTGATGATGATACCGCTCCTACAGCAGTTCATACTGCTGATAAAGTGAAGTTTTTGTTTATCAAAAACACAGATTCTGCAAACCCTGTTTATATTAAGGTCGATGGTGATGCTGCTTCAACTTCAGCAGCAGGGTCTTTATATGTTCCTGCTGGTGAAAGCATGGCTATTAGGATACCTAACTCAACAGTTGCAGACATACATGCAATTGCTGGAACATCGGCTGTCACATGTATTGTCGCTGCACTACTTGACGACGTTGCATAACAATGAGTGGTAAAAGAAAGCGTAACTATCGTCGGGAGTACGACCAGTATCATGGCAAGGAGGGCCCGAAGAAAGAACGCGCTCATCGTAATGCCGCAAGGCGAAAACTTAAAGAAAGGGGGTTAATGGAACAAGGCTTAGAAGCCCACCATAAAGACGGCAATCCTCTTAATAACTCTATGAGCAATCTAGCTGCAATTCCAAAAAAGAAAAATAGGAGGATGCAAAGTTGAAAGTATCAGAGCACTTCAGGCTTCAGGAATTTGAGAAGTCTGGAACTGCTCTAAGGATGGGGATCGATAATACAATAAAGGAACCAGAACACTTCCTGAATATTTCTTCATTGTGCTCTACAATTTTGGAGCCCATTAGGGAGAAGTTTGGGCCTATGTCAATTTCCAGTGGGTTCCGAGACCCCGAATTGTCGCAGGCTTTGGGGAGTAAACCTACCAGCAGCCACTGCTTCGCTGAGGCGGTCGACTTTGAATGTTTCCGAAGTGAAGGAAATAACCATGTTTTCAACTGGATCGTCAAAGAATCCGGACTTTCGTGGGACCAGGCAATTATTGAGTTCTGCCCGGAAAACTCACCTGATCCATTCGACGGGTGGATCCATTTATCTAGTAAAAGAAACAAAGCGGACAACAGGAAAGACGTCCTAAGGGCTGTCAAGAACGACGGGAAAACCGTATATGAGAGACTCTAATGGCCGCGACGCTAAAGACCGATGTAGTCGGGAATAAGACCGACTCTACCGCCAACCTGACGCTAGGTTCTTCCGGTGCCACCACCTTTGGTGGTGCAATCACAGTTACCTCCGGCACAATCAACGGGACAACGATTGGGGCTTCTACTGCTACCACCGGAAAATTTACTGATGTAACAGCAACCAATATCCAGGCTACATCTGGTCAGACACTATCCCTAAAAGAAGATAGCGGGACTGCCGTCATCACGGTTGATACCTCTGGTGACGTGGTCGTAAACCCTGCTACCAGTTCAGGCACAATTTCAGTCGGGACCGCAATCACTCAGTCTGTGGTACAGGACGCAAAAATGGCAGGAACCGGGTATCAATCAGGGGCCACCTCTGCGGGAGTTGGCCTTGGCGTAGGAAAGGTCTTTGTTGGGATTACTGGTGAAATTAGAATGTATGGGGGTTCAAGTGCCCCAGAAGGATGGGTCCTTTGTGATGGTACAAGGTATGACGGAACAGCAGGGACAGCCTACAAGAATCTATTTGACGTTTTAGGAACAGCCTACGGTGACGGAGACGGCACAAGTAACGACTTCAACGTCCCAGACATGCGTGGCCGTGTCCCTTTGGGGGTTGGAACGGGTGTAGGTTTAAATGCTTCTAACACTTCTAGTGGGCAAGACCCAGCAACAGGGAGCGGATCCACCCTAACAGCAAGAAACCGTGGAGCCTACGGCGGTGTCGAGTCTGTCACCCTGACCGCAAACCAAAGTGGTGTTAAAGCACACGGTCACGCAAATAATTTTTCTGCTTCACATAGTCACACTCACGATTTAGGCAATCATACTCATAATACCCACCCTTCAGCACAAGACGTAGGTTCTTTAACAGGACGAGCTAATTTAAACGGTGGGGGGTTGGAGTACGCAGTATACGATATGCATCAAACTAGCGTAAGAAGAGCGACAGAGGGGCCAAGCACCAACACTTCAGGAGGTGCTAGTGATTCTGCAGTAGCAATTTCAGGTGGAGTAACAAATCACGCAGGAGAAAGCGCAGGAGATGCCCACTCAAACGAAATGCCTTTCATGTGCGTCAACTACATCATTAAATTATAATGCCGATAGAGTCCCAGGCCGACTTTTCTGGTGGGCTCAATGACCGGCTCCCCCCTCATAAAATCGGTGCAAACCAGTGTGCCGCCTTATCTAACGTAGACCTCTCCTTCGGTGACATCCGTGGCGAGTACCAGACAGTCACGGGTGGTCAGTCCGACTATTTTTACGAAAAAGCAAATACCTGGGTAAGTGCTGCTGGGTTCACCGAGTCCATCCCGATTAGCACCTTCACAGGTGCTGGTGGCACTACGTCAACCGCAATCAATAGTAGCATAAACTACTACAGTGTTATGGAGATCGGGGACAATGAGACTGTAACGCTTGGGACTGATGTTACTGTTCAACTCTATGAAGTAACTCAAGGTGTCCATGGTGCGTCCTCATTTGTTGAGTACAACGAAGACCTATATGTTGCGAGGGATTCTTTTACCGTTCCAGGAACCTGGTCCAATAGCTCAAATACAAACCGTCTGACGATTATATCTCACTCAGATCAAGGTTTAGTTAAACAGGCTTATAAACTACAAGTGGGTGATGAACTAACAGCAACAAATTTACCAAGTGATATATTTATTACTAGGGTGGATACTGCAAATAGTTATGTCTATATCAATAGAGATGTAACAGCCAGTTCTGTAACCACTGGTTCTGGCTCTGATGAAAAAAATGAAGTTATAACAGTAAACCCTATAATTTCAAAATTCCTGGACGGAGATACTGCCTCTTCCTACAGGGTATCTGCACTAAAGCCTGAGCCATCAATTGCGTTTTCTAATAGAAATGATACTAGCTTAACAGGAACACAGGCTTTTAGGGCTAATGGTCACTCAAAGGCGTGGTTTTCATCTAACTTTGTAGTCCCATTCCAGTACGGACTATCCCACTTTGATGAAACTGGATACGAGTCAACAATGAGCCCTCTGACGGATAGCTCCTTGTCTGCAACATACTTTGACACAGCAGCTAATAACATCCCAATGTATATTAGTTTTGGAGAAGAGCCGGGTGGAGATAGTGGTGATTACGAAAAGTTAACAGTAACAGACCTAGCGTACTCATCAACAAAGTTAAAAGGGGGTAGGTTTGCCCTGTACCGTGTAGGGGGGTCGAGCGCGGTTATTAAACGACTAGACAATTTATTTATCGACGAGGACTTAACGGTGGCAGTCTCTGGGACCGGGAGTGCTGATTTAGTAGTAGCAATTGGTAGTGCTAAAGCAGACTTCCAGTACAGGATTGCTTGGTACAACTATCGTACAGATGTATGTGCAAAATACTCGTACTCTAATGGAACCTACAATGTTGATGCCACACACACAGGTAAAACAGACTGGTTAAGTGGATCAACGTCTTACTCAAAGACACTTACAAGTGTGGCTTCTGGTACTGGGACAACAGGGGATCATTATACAGACTTGGTTATTTACATGAAAATCCCTGGGGAAACTGTGGAGCGTGAGTACGTTTGTAGGGCTTTAACAGTAGATGATAATGACGTTGCAAATGCGGCGACATACTACTATGTCGATTTTCAGTCCTCTGACTCTTTAATCGACATACAACCGATTGAGGCTGACAACAAACCACCATTAGGTAGTAAGTATTTAATCGAGTCTGGGAATATATTCTATGCAGCCGTGGACACCAGGCTATATGCAAGTGACTACGGGAACCCCAATAGCTACAGGACAGGTGCTTCCTTAGACTTTGACCAGAAGATTACTGGTATGTCCAGTATTGGTAGTGAGCTAGTTGTGTTCC